TAGTCATATCGGGCATAAAGTTAGACATAACACAGAAGTGCGCCGCTTCGGTACGAATCTTGCTGCACGACTGGTATTTGCCGCTGAAGACGATCCCATCCTTCAAGGCTTCCATGATCTCGTAGTTGACGTGGCCCTCCACGGAGCGGGTAAGATCCATGATGATGGTTGTTTCCATCTGATAAGCGTAGGCAATATCCGCTGTTTTGCCATTCTTGAAGTAGAATGCGCCGCGAGTTGCCAAGTACTTCGATAGGACGGTCTTTCCCATGCCACCCTTCTCATCGCAGAGCCAGATGATCTTGCGGTCGCCAGCCGGCACAGCGAATTCATCCACGAGTTCCCTTTGCCACGGCCGCAGTTCTTCCAAATCGAATGCTGGAGCCGGTTTGGTCACCCACACTTCCTTACACCAGTTCATGTACTTGCGTACCACAGGTTCAAGCGCAGCGTCCGACATAACATCCTTCCAGCAGTTGTGTGCCAAGATGGCAGTCCTTGCTGAAGTGAGGTCCTCCCTGGCTGCACGTTTTTTCACCTGGTTGATGATAACGTCAGACCCTTCCTTGATCACATACAAAGAGTCTTGCGGACACTTGGTGATCTCCCAGTGACATTTCGAGTGGAGCTTCTTTACTCCAGTCAACCTGTACGCACGTTTGAACGTCACTCTTCCCTGGAGGTGCGGGGTTCCATTCTCTCCAACTTCCTTGCTGACCAGAAGGCTTGCGACTTGTTCAGTCCAATTGTTCAACATCCCGATGTCCAGATCGGTGTAGTTGTTCAACGTGAAATCCCACGTCTTGGCTGGTTTGCTCATAATGAAATAATGAAGTCTGACACCACACATTTTGTCAGCTGATAAAGTCAGATGATTTTCAGCCAATCAAGAACGTTCTCAGAATCAGCTGATGTCAGCTGACTCCTCTCATTTATTTATTCCAATGGTAAAGAGGAAGCGTGTATTTACCCTTAAGCCGCGTCGTCGTCGTTTTGCCAGGAACAAGCGTCGTGTTAAGCGTCGTCGTCGTATGCAACCTCTTGCAGGTCAACCTCGGTGCAAGTATCTGCGTCTTCGGTACTGCACTAACGTGTCACTTGATCCGTCAATTGGTTTGGTTGCTGGTCACTCTTTCCGTCCTGATTCGATCTTTGATCCGGATTCTACGGGGACGGGTCATCAGCCTATGGGCCATGATGAATGGGCCGATTTTTATAGTCGGTACATCGTTCTTGGTGCTAAGACTACCGCTACCTTTCTCTCCGATTCTGCGTCTGCGACTTCTGGCAATTGCATTGTCGGGATTCACGAAGACCATGATACCTCAACCCCTCTTGGAGCTGATCACATGCGTGAAACTGGAGGCTCCAAGTGGAAGTACCTTCTGGATTCTGATCAGAAGGGCAAGGTCACTGTTGTTCAGAAGTATTCTGCTAAAAGATTCCATTGTCTGAAGGACATTAAGGATGCCGTGCAGCTGGAGTCCGACTTCGGAGCTTCGCCTGGGTATCCTGTTTACCATACTCTCTTCGTTGCCCCGCTTTACCCTACCCAGGACGTCTCTATCGTCCGCATTATTGTGACCATTGATTTTATGGTCATGCTTAAGGCCCCTAAGGACCTTTCCCAGTCGTAGACTTTTAATAATAATACTATTATTCCTCATCGAGCGTAGCGAGCTATCCACAGCTTTCATTTTGGCGCCAGCCGCCAGGCCAGCCAAAATCCATTCAGTAAAGATGGCTTGAAAGGCCAAGAACAGAAATAAGGCGAGGGCCGAAGGCAACCGAGCACGTGACAAATAAGTGGCCGAATATTCGGCCGTAACCATCCGAATGTGGGCTAGTCAGTATTACCTAGCCCACATAGTTACAGTTACAAATTTTAATTTTTAACTCTCTGTTTATTCAATAGTTCCTCACGTCCCACCTATCCGCGCTAAGCTTAGTCATATCGGGCATAAAGTTAGACATAACACAGAAGTGCGCCGCTTCGGTACGAATCTTGCTGCACGACTGGTATTTGCCGCTGAAGACGAT